GGCTTTGAACCCTATGCAAGCCTGACTGAAGCAACTGTTATTGGCTGGGTGCAAGAGTCTCTGGGCGAACAAGGCATCGCCAACTTTGAAGCCAATGTGCAAGGTCAAATTAACAGCTTGGCTAATCCCCCTGTCAGCCCAGTGACCAACCCCCTGCCTTGGGCGGCTTAATTTAACGGGAAGCCACCACCCGACCTTGGTGGCACTTTAAAAGGAAAACTGAAATGGGCAACAACACAAAACCCCAAATCGTTATCGACGGCGTTGAGTATGACTACGACACCTTCACCGACCAGCAAAAAGTGATGACTGAACACGTTGCTGATCTGGAGCGCAAGGTCAACTCTGCCAAGTTCAATCTCGACCAACTTTCGGTTGGTCGTGACTCGTTTTTGAACATGCTGAAGCAATCGTTGGCCGAAACAGCCGCCGCCTCAGTGACTGACGTTACACCTAAGCCCGCTGAGGCATAACCATTAGGAGCCACCCATGCAATTTCTGAATGACATTCGCCAATATGTTGCTGAATTCGGAAGCCAAGCAAATGATGAAGTCCATCGTTTCCTTGACTTCGTCAAAGCCAAGTACGAAGACATGCAGCCAAAAGATGCTGTGGTGGCTCCTGTAGATGCAAGCGGAGCTGGATCAGATACTGTGGTTGCTGAAACAGTTGCCGCCGCCGTTCCTGATGCTCCAGCTGCTGAGGCAAGCGCTGCCGATGATTCTGCCGTTCCTGCTGATGCTGGTGGTGATGATTCTGGTGAAGCACCCGCTGTGGCGGTTCTTTCTGATAACGCCCCTGCTGTGTCTGATGAACCAGCGGTGGTGACCGATCCAGTTTAACTGGGGTTTGGGTAATGGAAGCTACGCACGAACTCGCCACAAAGACGGACAAACAACTCAGTGTTCATGAGGCTGTTTGTGCGGAGCGCTATGCCAACATTCAAAAGCGTTTTGACGATGGATCAAAACGCATGCAGCGCATTGAGTACATCTTGTATTGCTCAATCGCTGTGTCATTATTTGGCCCCAAATACATGGAACAATTGCTGAAGCACCTTATAGGAGTGTGACATGATTGATCCAGTAAGCATTGGCCTAGCTCTATCGGGAATTCAAAAAGCAGTATCGCTTGTTAAGCAAGCGGCCAAAACGGCTCAAGACGTTCAGTCTTTAGGGCCAGCATTAGGCAGTCTTTTTTCGTCAGCAAACAATGCAGAGAAAGCGGTTGCTGAAGCCAAATCGTCTGGCAACGCATCCAATATGCAGATTGCCATGCAGATTGAGCTGGAGCTGGATAAGGTTCGGGAAATCAAAGCGCACTACCAGCTTGAGTTCATGAAAGTCGGCAAAGTCGATGTCTGGAACAAGATTATCGAACGTGCTGGAAAGATGGATGCAGCCGATAAGTTTGCTGCCAAAGCCGCAGAAGACCGTGCTAAAGCAAAAAAGCAAGAGCAAGAAGAATTCTTTATTGCGGCTTTGGTCGTTGTTCTGGTGGTGGTGCTTGGCTACATTGGCTTTCTTTTTGTACAGGAATCCGTTGACTATGCTAAAAAAAATAGCCATCCTGTGCATCATCGCAATTAGTGGTTGCTCTGACCGGTATCGGTATACCTGTCAGGACTTTGATCACTTCCAAGACCCTGAGTGCCAACGTCCTCGGTGTCTGTTCACGCAGACGTGTCCCGACTATCTAGTCGCCCCAGTTCTGGAGAAACAAGTTGAATCTGTTCAGCAACCACCCGGATCACCGCCTAAGCGCTGAAGACATCGAAGTCCGCATCTGGGCTATCGTGGTGCTTGCCATCACGGGTATTCTGTTCTTCATCGTTATCTGCCTCTTGTATTCGGTCACCTTTGTGGTGCAACCGATCAAGGCAATGGCTCCGATCGACCAAGCCTACACCAAGATGCTCAACGACATCGTTTTGCTGTTGGTTGGGGGTATAGGTGGCATCGTGGGCAAGCGTGTGGCTGGCGGCGTTGCAGGCACGTTGGCGGGGGTTAAAGCGGCCACCAATACGCCAACAATGCAACCATGCTATGGCCAGCAAATGGGCCAGCCCATGATGCCTATGGGCGTGCCACAGCAAAGCCAAGCTTTCGGCGCTATGCCCACGTTTGTGAACCCTACGTTCGACGAAGACTGGCGTCCCCCACCACCGCCCACGACAGCGCCGGATCACTTACACCCTGAGCGGGAAGAGATCGCCAACGAACGCGCCGCCGCAAAGGAGGCAGAATGACTTGGTTCCTCACCTTCTTCAGTGATCTGTTCTACGTCATCGCCTGCGCAGCCATGATCGCGGGCGTGGCCTTGTATGGGGTCAGTTACTTCGCCAAACTGCTGCCGGTGATCGCCACCTATGCCCTGCTGATGCAAATCGGTGGCGTGGTAATGGCTCTGGGTGGCGGTTATTACGTCGCAGATCACAAGGGCTATGAGCGCCGTGTGGCTGAAGACAAAGCTGAGATCGACCGATTGAACGCCGAGGCTCGACAAAAAGAAGCCGAACTGGCCCAAACCCTTAAAGATAAGACCGCAGCACTTCGAAAGGCAACCAATGCTATTCAAGCCAAAAAGACTGATACTTTTAAGCGCATTGACTCTGGCGAGTTGCGCTTCCCCTCCACCTGTAGTGTTCAAGCCGGTACAGATGCCGGAACTGCCGGAGGAGATACAAAAGATGGAGCCGAATCTGAGCGACAGGCTCTTAAAGATATTGTCACCATCGCAGCAGAAGGCGACACAGCCATCACCCGCCTCAACGCCTGCATCGACACCTATAACGCAGTAAAGGACAAGGTCAATGTTAAACAGTGATCAACTTCAAAAGCTGGGTATCAGCCCCGCGTGGGTTGATGGCTTGAACAAGACCTTTGAGCGGTTCCACATCGCCACGCCCAAGCAACAAGCCATGTTCATTGGGCAATGTGGGCATGAGTGCGCTAACTTTAAGATTCTTGAAGAAAACCTAAATTACAAAGCGGCTACGTTGATGCGGCTTTGGGATAAACGCTTTCCCACACAAGAGATTGCCAATCAATATGCAGGAAACCCCAAGAAAATTGCCAACATGGTTTACGCGAACCGAATGGGCAACCGTGACGAAGCTTCTGGCGACGGGTTTCGTTTTCGAGGGCGGGGATGCGTTCAGCTTACCGGCCACGCAAATTATTATCACGCGGGACAAGCTCTCGGATTCGATTTCGTCATGCAACCCGAACTCGTCGCCACCCCAGAATACGCAGCCCTGACCGCTGGGTGGTTTTGGGACACGCATAAGCTGAACGCTCCTGCTGACGCTTGGGACTTTGTTAAGTGCACAAAAATCATCAACGGCGGCAAAATCGGACTTGCCGAACGCCAGCAGCACGCAGAACAGGCGCTGACAGTTTTAACGGCTATAATTTAAGGTAATTTTGGGGTTTATTCATGACCACGCCTTCTTTTGTTCTAACGTATGACAGCCTGACTTCTACGGTGCTCCAATACTTGGAACGTAAAGATCAAGCAGTCATAAACTTCATCCCAACTGCGATTACTCTTGCAGAGTTTGAGATCGCCCAAGAGATTAAAACACTCGGGCAGCTTGAAGTAGTTGACTCTACGATGCAAGCAGGTAACCCAGTTATACCTAAACCGGCTCGCTGGCGTAAGACGGTTTCTATGACCATCGCCACTTCTAGCGGTAAGCAGCCGGTTTATCTGCGTAAATTAGAATATTTAAATAACTACTGGCCTAATGTCAGCTCAACTGCTACTCCTCAATACTATGCAGACTATGACTATGATCATTGGTTTTTTGCGCCCACACCTGACCAAGCTTACTCGTTTGAAGCGTTATGCTATACGCGGTTACAGCCGCTGTCTTCGGACAATCAAACGAACTGGTTGACGCAGAACGCTCCCAATGCATTATTGTTTGGAACATTAAAGCAAACCGCGCCTTTCTTAAAGAATGACGCTCGGTTGACTACTTGGACGCAGCTTTTCCAAGAAGCGATGGCTGCGCTTAAATCTGAGGATCAACAGCGCTTGGTTGACCGTCAAACTATTGCATTGGATTCACAATAATGACCACGTACACCAACCCCTTTACTGGCCAAACAGTAAGCCCTTCGCAGGTTAGCTACGAATCGTTAACAATTACCGCAAACACTCCGCTAGAGTGGCCAATTAACGGTAATAACAGCGTAACTTCTGCAAATATCATTGACGTGACTGCCACCATCGGCGGCGCGGTTTTCCGCGGCACTATTTCAGGTGTAACGCTAACGGTTACTTCGGTTACTTCGGGTGTAGTTGCCGTTGGTCAAGTGATTACCGGAACTAACATCGCAGCGGGAACAACTATCGTCGGTTACGGTAGCGGTTCTGGCTCTACCGGCACTTACGTTATCAATATTTCGCAAACTATCGGCACTGCTGAAACTATCACGGCTTCCGCGTTGTTGCTTGAGTTACCCCCCGCTACGCAAGTATCTACCGGCCAAGCGATTATTGTTCGCAACGTAGGTTCTTTTGCGTTTACAGTTGCAGACACCTCCGGTAACGCGATCGTATCAATCGCTTCTGGAGCGGCTTATTACATTTGGCTAACAGACAACACGACCGTAAATGGCGTGTGGACTGAAGTTCAGTTTGGAGCGGGAACATCGTCGGCTAATGCCGCCACGCTGGCCGGTTATGGTTTGGAGTCGTTAGGTTCAACGCTCAACACGGTTACCCCGCTGGTCAACTACTACTCCAGCGCTACCCTAAGCGCAAACGCCCAATCGCAACTGTCTGTATGGCAGGGAGGCGCAGGAACTATCACGTTGCCCTCGTCTGCAACGGTCGGTATTAACTGGTTTACTGTTATCAAGAATAACGGCACGGGTATTTTGACTGTGCAAACTACCGGAACCGATCAGATTGATGCTTCGGGCACCTCAACCCAGTTACAAATCGGTGAGTCATTTGCGCTGGTTTCTGACGGCTCAACTGGTTTTAGCTCTTGGGGTTACGGACAAAGCGCGATTTTCTCTTTCACTCAAGAGCAAATCTCTGTCACCGGCGCAGGGGCTACAATTACGCTGACCTCAACTCAAGCTTCTTACACGCTGCAAGAGTACTCAGGCGTTTTAAGCCAAAACACGGCTGTAGTTGTACCTCAAACGGTTCAGTTTTACGTTATCACCAACAATACAACTGGCTCATACACGCTGACATTCAAAACAAGCGTTGCGGGCGGGGCAACCACTACTATTCCTACTGGCGCAACGGTCGCCATGGTGTGCGATGGTACAAACGTCTACGCTGTTTCGACCGTGTCAAACAGCGTTGGGACAATAACTTTGAGCGTTGGTTCATCTACTAATCCATCATTGAATTTTCAAGGTAATCTGAACACTGGCCTATACCTGCCTAACTCAAACCAAGTCGGTGTTACGATTAACGGCACTGAACAGGCCTACTTTAGCGCATCGGGGCTAACCGTATTTAACGGTATCAGCGGGGGCACGTTTTGACCGATAAAGTCATT